ATTTATCTACGTCGTTTTCCATCGTCCTGGCTCGAATTTCAATTATTTGAAATAAATTCAAGACAACGTATCATCGTAAAATATTTTCGCAAATGTAGGACTAAAGTACAAACTACCTACATTCACTCGCCTTTTTCTGCCCCGATCTGCTTGTTATAATTGGCGGTACTGATACCCAGCAGCACACCCAGGAAGGTGTCCACGGCAGTAATCGTACCAACAATCTGCTCAGCATATGGCAGGCTCCAGAGCTGGGCTACCGCAAAGTACAGCGTTGCCAGAGCCGGCAACAGATACTGTGCGATCCACTTGCAAATATCATAAGTCTTGTTACTCATTTTACATCAAACCTCCTCTTTATTCAATGGGTGTTCGTGCATTGGCAGCCGCTCTACTTCTGCCATAGCCTTTGTCCCTGTGCCGTTGCCATTACTATTGTGATAAGGTACATACAGATAATCATGAAAATTTTCATACTCGTCCTGAGTAATGTACCCGCGCGAAGTATATAGCGCCGCAAGTGACATAATCCTATCATGTGCAAGGCCCAAGAGCAGCTTCGTCTTGGCATCTTTCTTTTCACGCCGAGCTTGGAGATAACTCCAGAACCCGCCGGAGGCCACGACACTGCACACGACGGTGATGAGCAATTTAGCCCACTCGTCCATCTTAAACACCTCCCTTACGCGATTAAACGATCCAGCTCGTAAGGTATAAACATCCAGGCATCCTCTCCCATAACTTCATACGCGATACTGAATATCCGCATCCCGTAATCCGCTATGAAATTGCACACCCATTCTTCAGCTTCTATCCAATACTGTCGTTTAACAGCTTTGTGAATATCAGGCAAAAGCCCGTAAGAAAACAAAGCAGCATGACCAAGCTCGTGAATTAGTACAGTTTCCAGTTCTTGTCCACTCACAACGTCGGAAATATAAATCCTCATTACGGTAGGGTCCGTAGTGGCAAGTGTGCTGGCTCCGGTCCTATCCACGAGCTTGGCGCTGCCTGGGTTTACGAAAGCTATATGCCACAAATATCCATTCATGACAAAGCTCTTCATAACCGTAAATCTTTAACGACCTTTAGACGGTCAACTCCCCAACAAGCGCTGTCAAGTCGGCTTTCATCCGCTTCTTCAGCTCAGGATCAGAGGACGACCAGATAGTCCGAATCGATTCAAGCGTATTCGCAATGTGCTCCCTCGCATGTCGATTCATTTCCTCTTTATCCTCACTCTTGTTGGAATCATGGTAATGGCGTCTCGAAACATCCCACTCACGGTAAGCGGTTCCGAACTTCTCATTTTTATCATCCGTCATTTTACGGTTAGGCGTGTACCCCATGCGGTAGCGGCGCGGATCAAACTGGTCAGTGTCAGCCATATTGTCCATCTCCCACCACTCGGGCATCTCCATACCGTCACGGTCGTCCATATAACGGTCCAGTCCACGAACATAGCCATAGCGGCCACGGGACTTACCTTCTTCCATCGCCTTCTCCACAGTCCGATAATAGTGGGCTTTCGCCTCGTAATAATCAGTCTGGGCAAAGTCTTTGATCATATCGACAACCTCGCCGGCTTCTTCTGCATCGACATTGCCGACACCGCCGGACATCTGGGTCTTGAGTGCATCGATCAGTGTGCATTTCAGCTCGCACAGATCCATATTCTTCTCGTTCTCAGCCATCGTTACTCACCTCCTCAACCGCACATCTTTCTGATAGCAAGCATCGGGTTCGCAGAGATAACGATGTCCGTAGTCCCAGTGTTCACAACGGTCACGCGGTCGTAGTCACAGCACGAGTTAAAGACCGGCAGACAGATGGACACCTGCCCTACAGTATTCGCCGTCTCAGGGGTAAATATCATAGTCGTTTCCGGCATGACATCCCCGCCCAGAGCCAAAGCGAGCTGTACAGGTGTTGCTGCAGTAGCCCCGGTCACATTCGCATGGAACGAGACCATATAGGCGCCGCTGCGATTCAGTTTTACACTTCCTGTGCCTTTCCGATGGCACGTAGAGCAATTGGTGTTCGCAAGCACCGAGTTAAAAGTAAGTGCTGCTCCAGTGGCAACAGTCTGCTCAGTGGTATTCGTCAGCTTAATCATCAAGCTACCCTCCTATCAAAAATATAAAGGGAGACCCACCGAAGTGAGCCTCCCTCGTATCATTTTGAATTTATGCACTCACACCGCAGCAGCCTGCAGTCTGGCACGGAAGGGTCCCGGTACCGGCATACGGGTTAGTCACAACATAGGCCGGGTTTACGGGCGGGCGAAGCTGGTTGACGAGATAGGTGTTCTGAGCCTGCTGAGAAGCCGCCAGATCAGCCGCTGCCAGACGAGAACGGAGCTGAGCAATCATGTCGTCCTTAGCAGCAATCTGGTTTGCAACGATCTCATCATGCAGCTGGCGGTAGTTCGCATTATCATTCTGCATGATAGCCTGGGTCTGCTGAGCGATTGCGTTCGTGATAGCGCAGGTGTTGGTCGCCATATCGTACTGGATCTGGGCCTGACCCTGTTTGTTCTGGCAGCAGCAATCAGACAGTTGGGTCTGGAGAGCGTTGGTATTCTGCATGGCTGCAACATTGTTGGCATTGATGGCCTGCTGGAGCCCAAAGTTGCCCTGGAGCATCGCAGTATTCACACTGTTGAAGCCGGTCTGCATACCGTTGTTCACAGCATAAAAACCATCGCACATGCCGTAATTGATGCCGTCGAGCTTCGAGATGATATTCTGGGTATCAAAACCGCGCTGGATGTCAGCCTGGGTAGCAGCCGTAGCAACATAGCCACCACCGTTGCCGTAACCACCATTAGCACCCCAGCCATAGCCGCCGAAGCCGCCCCACATGGCAAGCAGAATAATGATGATCCACCAGCCGTTACCGCCCCAACCGCCATCACGATCACGGTCTCCGGTCACAGCAGCAATATCGGAAAGAGAGGGCATATTCGCGTTAAACATAAGATTTTCCTCCTTCATAAGAAATGTAGAGTGAAAGAAACGGACTATCATAAGTCTTTCTTACTCAACCTATCTGCGCGCATTGATAGGCCTTTCTCAAAGACCTATAACCAAATGAATGGATTCCTTTTGCGTTCAGACATCCTTAGAATTTGTACTTCTCTTAATTTTCAACGGCCTTACTTTCTGATGCCAAAGAACTTAAAGGCCTGGCTCATCGCCTGGTCTTTTGTCATTCCATAGGTCTTCAGAATATTATTTGCAACTTCCTGCCCTTTTACACTGTCCCCATTTTGAATGATCTCCAGATACTGCTTAGCCATAGGGTTATTCATTACCTGGGGATTATTCTGGATCATCTGCATAGCAAATTTGGCAGGGTCAAACATGGTTAATACCTCTCTTTCATGTAAATAAGTTAGTCGGCTAAAGCCCAATTTAGTTAATCGCTACGAATTATATTATTCCACTCATACAGTTCTACATTCTCATTAGGAGATGTCCCGTCTGATGTTTCAGCAACAAATTGAATAGCACTTCCTAGATTATTACCAGTTGCCTTAACAATAGTAGTATCGGTTGATGTTCCGTACCAACTAAATCGTAAAGTTCCAGTGCCTTTTACATAACAATTAGACACTTCGATATTTGATTTTGCAGAACCACCACCAACATTGGCAGTATTATGATACGATACTAAACTATTATTACTTGCCTTCGGATTCTCGAATATACAGTTTTCAATAACGATATAACCGTTCTTTCCAAGCCCTCCACCGATACATTGTCTAAATCCACCGTTTTCATTGTAATTGAAGAAATGGCAATTGATATATCTGTTAATGTAAAAATCATCATCGCTATCTCGCTCATCGTGCATTGAATATCTCACATTATGGCTGTATATATTGAGGTTTTCAAGTATAAAACCATGTTCTCCTGCATTGAACGGTGACAGCCAGTTCATTATCGTTGTATTGTCTCCAGAGTAATCGCAAATGACTTTTGATTTTGAAGAGAAAACAATTTTGATTCTGTTCTTTAATACAATCCCCCTTTGATTAAATGATACAGAATTAACATAATCAGAGCCTAACTCATCTATAATATCCCACTCTCCATCTCCTACATATACAACAGAATTCATGTATTTTTCTGCTTCGTCAATCGCATCAATTAACTTTGTAAAATCCCCAGTTCCGTCTTTTTCAACATGAAATGTGTGTATAATACTTGCCTTTAGAATTTCCTCGTTTATTTTTTTATTTAAGGTGTTTTCTAAATCTGTTAATGCTTTGAACACTCCGCTTCTGTTTGTTGCGAATGTTACTGAAGCATTAACACCGTTTTCTATTGCTGACCTGTTAATCTGTAACCACAATCTGGTATAATCGTCAGTGGTTGTAATAACCATAGTACCACCTATAGATTTGATGCTACCGTAATTCTTCATATTACCATTTGCATCAAAAAACCTGACTGACATGTTTACAAACAGTGCCCCAGAATAACTATTTAATGTAACAATAACTTTAGTTCCTGCTGGGATGCTCACATCGTAATACAGATTCCAGTTTGGGCCAATGCCTGGAGCGTTTTCAGCTAACGAAGCTTTATAAAGTTTTATATCCAAAACATCTTCATAATCAGCTAAATCTTCCTTTAGCTGACTAACGTCATTGCTGACTTTCGTGTAATCTTCAGGAATTGTAGCAAGGGTGTCTTTACCTTTTTTCTCAATCGCTGCTTGTTGCTCTTTTCCCAGCGCCACAACCTCGGTCTTTGATTTGTATGCTTCGTCCGCCGAAGCCTTAGCACTGGCCTGTGCCTTATTTACATCACTAAGGATACTAGCCAACTGCCGAACAATATCATCACCAAAGTCAAACTCAGAAACTTCAAGGCCCTCAAGGACCGTACCCTTGCCAAGCGTTGAGTTCCACTCATTTTGAATTACGCTGCTGGAATCGATCGTATATGCACAAACAATAAAGGCAATCGTACCCTTATAGGCAACCACCTTGCGGCCAATTACCCAGTCAAATTCGATACTGCTGTCATTTACTTGCAGCTCGGTTGCAAGATACGTGTCCTTATCGCCATTTGCATTCTGGTAGTTGACCCTAAACGTAAAAGTGGACAGGTCGGTACCGTCATTGTATCGTCCGTCAATGACAATGTGCTTAACCTCAACATCCTCATCACTCTCAACGCCAAACAGCTGCTGACTCTCCGGGATCGTGATTTGTCTTGTATTAACGTCGACATGGATGTTTTCATCGGCTTCATCAGCCAATGACATCCCAAGGGCTTCGTCCAAACTAAGTGCCACTCTGATACACCTCGATTTCATTGGTAAAGATCCGCTGCGTACCCTTTTGCAGCACCACACGGACGGTAAAATGTTTGACTGCAGCAACGGCATTCGGCACTTCCGCAAGCCAGTTTTTCAGCGGAACAGGATACGTCTTCTCTCCTACTGCATACACTACAGCTGTGGCATAGTCCGAAAAGCCATCCATGGCCAAAACCTTTACTTTCAGATACCCCTTAGACCCGGCGATCAGCCCTTTGAAATCCAATGGAGTTTCTTTAGCCAGAACCGCTTCGTCAGATAGTCGGAAAGTTAAATATCGTACAAGCTTTTCAGCCATTATTTTCACTCCTTGGCCCTTCCGCCACCACATTTTGATTCTGCGCAGCGGGACGGTTATTCTTGTGCTTCGATTTAAAAAGGTACCGCTCTACTTTATTCAGCCTCTCCGAAATATCCGATAGACTCACAGCAGATTCGTCAATCTGTTTCTTCGGCTGCTCTAAAACGAACTTCACCGTCTGGATCTGCCCGTTCGAAGTCCACCACTTACCATATACACAACTCCAGTCATGCATCGGAAACAAACTCACGCTGCCATCCATCGGCACTTCCTGCGGCATGATCTCATCAGGTGAATAAATCATCCTACCTGGGATAGTCCGAGGTCTTGCCTGTACAGCACCAACATTCGGTGCCGCCGGATAAGCAGTCGGGTAATTTGTAAGCTGCGGTTGCAGAAAACTATTTTGACTTCCTTGGGGTATAGTCCCCGGCATCATGTTTGTAGCCATAGTTTTCTCCCTTCAAAGCAAAAGGTCAGCCGGGATACTCTTCGCCGGTGACCTCTTTATACTGTTCTGTAGTGATGGCGCCTTTCTTCACAGCATTGGCTATCATCTTCTTGTTCCAAAATTTCGGATACCAAAGTTTCAGCTTCTCAATGTTCAGCATAACTTATTCCTCCGTCATCAGGGTATCGGTCATCATGGCCGTATAAGTGGCCTGTGCTTCTACCGGGCTTACAGTAGTGGACGCCTGCGTATCGATAACATCCCGCATATCCGAGATCTCTTCAAGCCGAATATCATACTCATAACCGGGCAGGTTGTGGATCATGCCATCCCAGATAATGCCGGTGCCGTCCTGAGCAACGATAACAACACCGTTTTCCTGTGCCTTGCAGCGCAGAACTTTATCCGTAACAGCGACCAGGGTGTCGTTTTTATAGACCTTGTACATCGATTTTGAACCTCCTTTAACCAACGCAGAACCCGATACATACTGCGGTGGGGTTATTAATTGCCGCATAGCCGTCCGTAGCGTATATAGCGTTCCCATTAGTATTAACGGCTATATAGTAATTTAGATTTTCCGGAAAGGCGCTTCTGGTCGTGTATAAAGTAGCAGCACCATTTCTAGTCTTAATTCGAGAATTGTTGTCCGTAAAAATCGGATATAGATAGCCCTCGTCGGTACGCCATGCTCTAACTGGGGAGCTAAACAGTTCGGTCATCGATGGAACCCATAATAAATCAGAAGTCTCAGAAAGTGTACTGATGCTGGTTGCTGTGAGTTTCTTCGCAGTAGTCATGATCCCTATCCAATCCGACGGAAACAAACTTTTTAAAGTGTCAGAAGTTCTAAGCATGGAAGTTTGCCAATAAACTGATCCCATAGAATAAGTGTTAGGCAAACAGTTTTTCGTGATAAGTGTCAGCGGAATCTTTGCACCTCCGGGGGTCTCATCATGGTCAAAGTCCGCAATTTCCACTTCAATTTCTTCACCTGTAGTGAGCGTAATACTATGGTAATCACCAATAGACCAATACTGCTTATACATTCCACTCTTTGCAATCGCCTGGATCTCGGTCGTCGTGCAATCATAGAATGCTTTCTTGGCCAGTGCCCAGATCTCGGTAATGCCGTAAGTAAAAGCCTTTACCTGCTGGGTAAAACTGTAGCTGCCGCTTCTGGCAGTAACGGCCCACTGTCCGACTTTACCAAGGTTCAGTTCCAACACTCCTGCATAAGGAATCGTACCGCTAACAGTTTTCGAACCAAGAGTTGCACTGATACTGGTTCCAGACAGGCCATTTACGCGCAGGATGACAGCGCCACCCCCGCCACCACCGGAACCTCCAGAAATAACGCCCATAACTTAAATCCTCCCGTCTGCCAGAACCGTAAAATCGATTTCCGGCTTCTGCTCATAGCAGTAAATATCAACATAACCAGCCCCAGTAACGCCTCGGCTCAAACAACCAAGCGCCTCAAGATTGGCAGCGTCAGTCTCCTGATTGCCGGTAGGAGCTACGTACATGGGCCCAAAATTCCGGTCAGAACTCATCGTAGAGATAGATACCCTCTGGCGGTAAGGCCCGGTGCCGGTCCAGTTTGCAGCTTTTAGACTAATACTAATGGTGGCAAGTTTGTTGATCTTGTTGTTCAGGTTGGCTGCAGTGTTGGAGTCAAGAGTCGCTTCCAAATCGCTGAACCAGGCATTAAAGTCCGAATTACGATTAGCAATATACTCTTCCTGCTCTTCCTGCTGCTGGGCCATCCACTCGGTATAATTAGCCTTCCACTGCGCCATAATTTGATCAAAGCTCATAGAGGCCATAACACCGGATGCCAGCGGGCACTCAGATGTGCCGACAGCATTCTCGATCTGAGACTGTAAAATGCTGCTGGAACCTGCTTTACGCAAAATATAAGCCAGCGGATACTGATGCACAAACTCAGTGTTCTCCATCGTGGGCTTCGCCGGGTTTGATGCTTCGGTTCCGGTCACAACTTTGATACTGTTTTTACGCACATCAGAAGCAGCGTTCACTTCCAGCACAATGGCATCATAGCGGTCCAAAAGCACAGCCGCAGAGCCACAGCTAATAGGCATCGGTGCATCGTTGTAGGTCCATGTATGATTGAACCAAGCACGCCCACTCGATACGTTTACAGTATTCCCAGTTCCGGCTTTTACAGCAAATGTATCGCCAACTGCGCCAATAACACCATCATGGATAATGCCATCAAACATCCGGCTCAAATCTTCGGAGTCGTACTTTCGATCTCCATTCAGGCTATTGTAAAAGCCATAACTAAAAGCCATATTGTACAGCCTCCTTTAAGTTTTTGTCAGTGTCGGGGTCGAGAATGTCGGCACGATCGTAGTGCCCGTGGAACTATCCGAGATAACGACCTCGACCACTCTTGTAGTAGCCTTGATTTTGTACTCATTTTGAATCTGTACAATATCTCCGACGAAGAAATCCTTCCCATAGCTGAACATCTCAGTATTCTCAATGTCACCCTCAAACCCGGTAGCCTGGGTGTTCTCCCCAAGTTTATCGTAGCCTCGCTGTTCAAGCTGGGCATTGTATTCGGTGGCAGATAGAGTCTTATCGCTCGTCTTGGTGCTCAAATCCCTGGCATCAACAAACAACTCTCGCCTGTCCATCCCACTGGGAAACTCCTCAACACCGTTACCGTATACACTCTTGAATTTCCGGTCTGAGCCTTCTCCTTCCCCGCCAACCAACGCTACATTCTTAAGCTCCGCAGAACTTTCGTAGTAGTTCGAGTTGACCAGATTTTCAAAGTTTGGGCTAAAGATTACATACGGCAGCTTCTTTTGATTGTAAGAGCGGTCCGTTCCAAAATACAAAGAAAACTCGAACTTAAGATCACTGTTTAAGATAACCTTAAATCCGAGTTCATTCGTTTCGCAAAGGGATTTGATAGCATCGTAGAGATTATCGCCCGTATACTGGGCATCTACTGTCAGCTTCGTAATTGCTTCGTCAGTGCTTTCCTTAAAAACAAAATTCGGGATCTTCCGCTTCTCATCACTCGGCGAAATGATGTTTTCTGTAAGAAGTTTCTTGATCCCGTCCTGTAAACTGCCGCTAAGGGTCGTCTGGGTCCAGATAATACGCCGGTCTAAAATAGACTCAAGGCCCCTCCCCGTAACAGTAACGTGGCTGCCATCCTCCGCATCGCTCTCGATATCGTTCTTCTCGATAATCATAAGATGCTCAGATTCGGCGCTCCAAATATAATACCCGTCTTTGGTAAAGTTGAAAAATGCTGCACTGACAGGGGCATAAAGCTCAAAGTCTCCGTAGCCGGTGTAACGGTCAGTCCAGATAAAAGACTCATAGTCGTCCACCACAGCTACCGACTTAAAGTCCTTGTCCATAATCAGTGCTTCCATTTAAATACCCTCATACAAAGAAGAATAGTTTATTTTGAAATCCAGGTAGTCGCTGCCCTCATCCGCAGTATAGCCGAAAATATTGTCGCCTTTCGACAGCATAAACCAGTCGTCATCTTTGCCAATGCAGTTCAAGATGTTAGTCATAACACCGTCACGCAAAAGTTCGATCGATTTGTGGCCCTTCACAGTCGAAATCGTGATTGTATCACCGTTCACAATGCCGGAACCAGTAAAGCTTACAAGCTCATCGTGGCTGATAGCCATTTTCTCTCGCGTCCTTACGTTGTAAATTGTAAGGTTCTTCACTGTGCCGATTGCTTCAATGATGATAGTAATTCCCTGCTCCGCATCGCCGTCATAGTAAACGACATTTTCTTTGCGCCGCTCGATAATACCAAACTCGATCTTATCCTCAGTCAGTGATTCATTAGAGAAAGGGAACTCGAAATTAGGTGCCACACCATGAAATACTACCTCTCGAATTCCGTCATCGCCTGCCGACTTCCAATACGGATTCGGGCAAACGATACTGACCTGAATGTCTTCGTTTTCACTAAAGATATTTGGTTCATTGGATTCGGGGTAGCCTTCCACAATGCAGCGCCGGTTATCGGTCTCGATCTCAAGTTGCAAATACTTCTTCACAGGGAAATACTTGTAACTCAAATGTCGTGCATCCTCAATGGTAGGTGCTCCATGCAGGATAAGATACAAAACAATGTTTCGTTCAGTAGATCGTGCAGAGTTAAACTTCGAGCCATCATTCGTGGCAATTTCCGTTGTGTTGATGTTGGCCTTGGGCGGACCAAGGCCTTCGATTTTCTCGATCTCAAAAGGCCCGCCATTCCAGATAAGAGGAATGGTCAGTGATTCGCCCATGTAGTTCGTGACTTTCACGGATTTAATCATGCTTTTCCTCTTTCCTTCATCATGGCAAACTGGTTGTTCGTCTGGCGATACAAATCGATCCGGCTCAGTGCCTTCGGGCTGTAGTTATATTGGTTAAAGTTGTAGGTATTGGACCCGCCATTTTGATTCTGGCTGGGGTTCACGTTCTCAGCATACTTATCCACAGGGGCTGCCTTCCGTACACGGTCAATGCTGCCAGCAAGGTTCATGCTGCGGTTAGCAAAACTCCGATCAAACGCATTAAGGCCACTATCCACCTCATCCATATCCAAAACAGGCCGAATGGTAGGCTCGTACTCGAAATCCTCATCCATCGTAGCGGCAATGTTTTCGGCAATGATTTGTGCTGCCGAGAGTGCCTGATTAGAGATTGTCTCGGTTGCCTTTGCCACCCGATCCGCATAGTCATAGATACCGTTAGAAAGCCCCAAATCAAAGAACCGCCCGAAGCCATAAGTGACCTTGGACGGAGAGTTGATTTGCAGAGCATCTTTTGCTGCTTTTATGGCTTTAGTGGCAACATCTGTAGCCGCGGTAATTACGTTGGATTCTCCAGATCTAATGCCAGCCGCGAGACCAATATCTAAAAATGCACCTGCTGTATACCAGTTCTGATACTGGTCATAAATTGCAGCAGCGCCACTTGTTAGAACATTTACCACTGAAGCACTCAAAGTGCCATTTCCAGAATTAAATCCGTCTACAATTTTGGTCATAAGAGTCTGACCGTTCGTATAGAATAGATTCTGGTAGGTCACTGAGTTGTTGATCACAGTGGTTAACATGCTACCAAAAGACTCGCTAATTGTAGGGGCACTATTCTGAATTGCAGTTGAGAAGGTCTGAATCATCGAAGCTACTGCGCCTGTAATGTCCCCCATATTAGTTGCTGCTGAAAGATCAATGCTGCCAAGTTTCGTCAGTGCATCGGTTAAAGAGGCAAGGCCGCTCGAAATGGAATCAAAATTGACCCCTGACAGCTTAACTGCGGCCTCAGAAATTGTTTCGATGGAGGATATAGCGAGCGAAATGTTTCCAACGCCACTAAACTTCATAAGTCCATCTGCAAGACCCGAAAGTTTCGTTGAAATATCATCCGGGATTGTCACGCTATTCCATTTGTTAATTGAATCCGCCAGGTCGCCCAATGGCCCAGTGACAGTTCCAAGCGACCATCCTGCAAGAAAAGACAAACCAAAGTCATTTATGCCAGAAGCAAGATCTTTTAGTTTTTCTCCGATTTTTGCAGGAATTGATACACTTTTCCATTTTAAAACAGAATCGGCCAGTGATGCCAAGGGATTAACCAGCTGATCAATAGACCATCCGGCAAGAAATGCAAACGAAAAGGCTTCAACACCAGTAGCAAGACTCGTCAGCTTCGTTCCCAACATATCGTCAATGGAAACAGACTCCCATTTTCCAACAGATTCGGCCAATGTCCCAAGTCCAGAGGATACAGTATTGATAGCATCTGCACCCCAACCAGCAGCCCAGAAAGAGCTAACTCCGGTTGCCAAATTGGAAAGTTGTGTTCCTAAATCGTCCTTGATGGTAACGCCGTTCCATGCATTCACAGATGCGGCCAATTCGCCGAGAGGTGCTGCTACTGTAGAAATCGCAGAGGACCCAAAACCAGAAAATGTGAACGTGCTGATCGCATTCGCAAGGTCAAGCATGTTATCAGCAATGTTGTCCGGAACTTCTACGTTTTGCCACGCATTTACAGATTCAGCCAATGTTCCAAGCCCAGAAGACACAGTATTGATAGCATCTGCACCCCAACCAGCGGCCCAGAAAGAGCTAACGCCAGTCGCGAGAGAAGATAACTGACCGGGGAGATTGTCATCGACACTTACTCCCTGCCACTGCTTAACTGCTTCAGCTAAGGGACCAAGCCCATCGGCAACAGCTTTAATCGAAGCGGCTCCAAGTCCAGAAAAAGTATTTGCCAGGCCGCCAAGAGCAGTAGCGCCCATAGCACCAAGCATTGCAGTGAGAGCATTGTTTACATCTTCCCAAGACATCGTGGAAAATGTTTTAAATGCTTCAGCCAAATCATTGAGCCCCTGAATCGCCAGAAGCAATGATCCACTTCCTAAAAATCCAGTCAAACCAGAAACCAAGCCATGGATGCCGGTAACAGCAGCCACTTCAGCAAGTGCACCGCCCATTCCAGCCAGGCCTCGTTTGATTTCATCCCAGCTAAGACCTCCGATTTGTTCAAGAGCATCTGCCAAATCACTAAGTCCAGTAATTGTAAGCCGAATAGATCCCGCTCCAAGCAAACCACTGAATCCAGCAATCTTACCAAGAGCGCCTGTAAATCCTGCCACTTCGGCAAGTGCGCCACCCATAGCAATGAGGCCGTGAACAATAGCTTCCCAAGACATAAACCCAAATTTTGTAAGGGCATCGGCAAGTTCATCAAGTCCACTGATTACGATAGTGATTGAACCAGCCGCAAACAATGAACTAAATCCTGCCAATTTAGAAACGGCTACCAAAGCAGTAGAGACTTCGGCCAAAGCCCCACCCATTCCGGCAAGACCATGTCCGATTTCATCCCAGCTAAGTCCACCAAATTTGCTAAGACCGTCAGCAAGCCCGGACAAAGACTGAACGATAATCAGTGTTGATACACTGCCAGCCAAAGAACCAAGGCCGCTCACTTTATTAAGAATCCCAAGCACAACAACCAATTCACCAAGAACACCGCCCATAGCAACAAGAGAACGACCAATTTCTTCCCAGGAGAGCCCAGAGAATTCACCCATGGCATCTCCAAGGATTTTGCAGCTCTCTGCAACTTCTAAAAGACTAATGCTTGTGGTAAGCGGAATTTTCACTCCGTTAAGTGCTTTGAGTCCAACACAGAAAATCGCCAGACCACCGCCAACACCAATAAGTCCTTTAGCGAGTTCGGCAAGGGAAAGACTGCCAAATTTGGCCATAGCCGATGCCAGGACTTTCATAGATTCAGCAATCAGGATGAGGCTGAAAGAGGCCTTCATTAAGCCCTTAGACCCATTTTTTGAAAGAGTCTTTGTAATACTGTCAAGGCTTTTCGTCAACATTTTGAACATGGCTGCCATGGCACTAATACCCTTTAGTGCTGACCCCACATCAAGTTGCGAGAGCGTATTCAGTGAAGCAGTAAGAACTCCAATTGCCCCGGCAATACCAACAAGCGACGTCACTTTAATGCTTGTTGTCAATGCCTGTAAGCTATCGTGAAGGCTTTCAAAGAGCTCAGAAATTTTAGCTTTCAGAGATCCAGATTTTTTGCCAGCTCCAGTCAATTTTTCGATAAAACCAGAGATTCCGTTGGCTGCATCAAAGAGCTCCTTACCTGTCAAAGCACTAAATGCGGCTGCAACGGTACCAAGGATACCCTTTAGCGAAATATTCTCTTTCAGCCAAGAAAATACAGTCTTAAAGGAATTCCAGATAAAACCGAGAACCGAAGAAATGCTCGAGCCAATTGTACCGAATGCTCCGCTAAACCCTCCGGCACTATTAAGCACACCAGAGAACAGATCAGAAATCCCGGTAACGATTTTATCGAACATACCAGTAATTCCATCTGTCGAAAAGCTCTCATTTAACGAGACTAGGAAATCGCCAAGAGATGCAGCCGAATTCAAAAGCGTATTTCCAAGATCTTTCAGTCCGTCGGAACCTAAAAGTTTAGCAATGGCATCACCGACAGTTCCAAGAACTTTTTTAAAAATATCGAAAACCGCAAATACGCCTTTAAACGTCCGCTTCAATTTATTGGCAGTTTCATCACTCACGATCAAAGACTCTGTAAAATTCTTTAGATTCTCGGTCATGGAAAGCAACTTGCCAGATGTCATTGGTGCAAAAATTTCACCAAATGCCTCTTTAATTGAGGCAGTCACTTTAGACACAGCATCCCAAATATTCCAGAAAGACTGAATTAGATCATCTCGACCACCAGACTCTTTCCACTCTTTAAGCATCTCATTTCGAGCTTCAGCCCCGCCTGCAAATACGTCGTACATAGCGTTTGCCAAATCGGTCCAAAGCTGAGTAGCCTCTTCCTGATTACCAAAGATCAACTCAAAAGTGTTCATCCAGCCGGTAGATACAGCATCTTTTACAGAATCAACCGCATCGCCCCAGGTTCGTGCTTCCTGAGCGGCTTTGAATGCTTTCAGACCGAAAGAATCGACTTTATCACCAAGTTCAGAAATTGCCTGAGATGCAGTAATACCTTTCTCCTCAGCATAATCGTAAATTTGGTCAACGGCACTTGAATAGGTCTGGAAAACAGACATCATAACGTCCGAAGTAAACCATGCGTCGTCTGTCAAATGCTCGGCGAACTGAGATTTTGTAAACGATCCTTTGTTGTTTACAAGAGAGGTATAGGTATCATCAGCGTTTTTCTTTAACTTTCCGAGTGCAACACCAGCATCCAAACATTTCTGACGAAACTCATCAGTATCCATACTGGCATTTTGAATCGACTTATAGTCTTCCTTGCGCATAATGCCGGCGCCCATAGCCTGAGATAGCTGGTACATTGCACGACTGGCAGTAGAGGCATTTTGGCCAGAAAGAGCTGCCCAGTTGGCAATGCCCTCCATGGCAGTCACAGATTCTTCAAGCCCCTTACCAGATGCTGTGAATTTCGCAATGTTTGCCACCATATCGGTGAAGCTATAGGAGGTTTCATCTGTAAACCAGTTAAGTCGATCAAGCTGCTCATTAACACGCTCAAGTTCATTGCCCTGTGCAACCAGAGTTGCCACAGATGACGTCTTACTGCCAAATTTAGCAAAACCCGCAGAAATCTGATCAATGGAAAGCGACTTTACAAGGGATTCACCAGTAGAAATCGCAGCATTTGTAATTCGCTGCAAAGCTGTAATGCCAATTACTTCAAGGGCACTGAACTTCTGTTGAACAGCATAAATACCACCCTGAAGTCCGCTGAAATCCATTGAATTAGCAGCTTTGGATACACTTTCAAGGCCTTTACTGGCTCCATCAAGCTTCAGCCCTTTTTCTAAATTGTCAATGCTTTTAAGGCTTGTAGAGATGCCTTTCTCAAACTGTGCATTGTCAAACTGCATCTCAACAATGCGCTGGTCAATAGACGAACTCATTCCTTTGCCACCTCTTCCCAAACCTCAGCTGCCAGTTGGTCAAAAATAGGGCGGATAGCCGGGTTGATGTAATCTCGACCCTGAACGTATCCGCCATTCCTTGTTCCGTGACCATATTGCAGGATAATCGCAATATTCACGCCTTTATTCACATTGCTGTTGGTCCAGGTGATCTTTACACCGTCTTTATCGCGGTTGATCCTGTAGTCCCAACTCTCAGCAGTTTTGCCGCTGTCTCTTGGGGTAGCCAGGGCCAATGCCTCTACCCCTTTCCGGCCATACTTATCCAGGCATTTCAGGTATTCCTCTTCAGACATCCGCTTTAAAAACCGCTTTGTCTTTTTAAGGTCCCCCTTATGCTTAAAAACAATGGCCATTTTGATTCTCCTTACACGTACTCAGCCTTGTACAGCCCCATGTCTGTCAGTTTCAGCTCTTTTGCCAGATTGTAAAATTTCATGGCATCGCCATTGCTCACAGGTCCGATCGCGATCTTCTGCATCGTAGGGGTCGTCGGTTTGGCAGGTTCGGCAGGAGCCGTATCTGTGTCCCAAGGCTTGACGATTCGGTTCATGTCAACCTCACCGCTGGTGATACCAGGGACATTTGCCTGCGTATACTGATGAATATGACGAGGTAAGCTCTTATCATAGTTGGTTCTGACATCTGCCAACCAACCAAGATACCCATTCTCATTCACAAGATCTGCATAGTAAACATTGGAGTATGCGTAGGTTGTATAGGTATAAACACCAGGCATATATCCAAGCTCTTTGATTCGGTCGCAAAAAGCCTTAGCAGCGGCAGTTCGTGCGGCTTTAGTAATATGATCGGCACGTCCGTTATGGTTAGGCTCATTCGAAGGTTCAGTATCAAAAAATATAGGAAGGCCTTTGCAACGCCCATTCAGAACCTTTACAGCATACTCGGCCTCGGCCTTGCCTTCCGCAGCATTCAACGCCTGACTAAAGAAATAGAACCCTGCCAGCTTATTGTTTGCCAAAGCTCCAGAAATATTTCGCTCAAAATATTCATCAGTTACCAACGTACCGGCATCACCGTACCCACGGTACCCAATGCGAATAAACGCTTTATAAGGGACTCTATCCCACTCAATCACCTTCTGCCATTTAGAGACATCAATCGTGATCTGATCACTCATAGTTTCAGGCTCCTCTCCATATGTTCCAACCTCATTCGGACAACCGCAATATTCAGTCGGATCAATGCCGCTGCCCAATGCAGTTGCTCGGCACTCAAAGTGCACATGTTCATACGTCGGGTCAGCCAATGCAGCGTTGCCGGTATTACCCATAACCGCAATTGCATCGCCGGACTCAACAATATCTCCGGCCTTAACAAGCAGCTTTGCATTATGGCACAGGTAGATATACCTCGTCCGGCTGCCCTTCGGGGGATTCTGCACTTCCAGGCAAATATAGTACCCCCACTCCCAAGTCCTATTGGATTTGCCAGTCACAATTCTGGCTCTTGTAACTTTAAACTGCACTTTCGTGCCGTCTTTGTAATAAGGGGCGAAATACTCTTTGCCATCCAAAAGTTCCAGGTCAATACCGCCGTGCCAGATCTTTCCTCCGCCACGGGTATAACCATATCTTGCATAATTGTAACGGACTCGTACTCGCCCGTTGGTAATACCACCTGCAAGTCTCATTCTTATCTCTCCTTCTAAAAGGGAATCATCCTTTGGTACCGGTCTTTGCCCGGCGCTTAGCATTCAGCTCTGCATATCTGTCAAAGGTGGCTTTTTTGCTCATCTTTTTCTTCGGTTCATGGCTATTATTTAAAACCCGTACCAAAGTAATCAGCCGGTTCAAATGCCAGCGCTCAAACTCAACCGGTATCCCCAAATCCACCATCCAGGAATATATCACTTCGTTAGTAATAACTTTTTTCTTCCCCGTTCGCTTCTCATCCGCAAACCAGGTGGCTGTCATCGGGTCCTCGATATACGCATCGATCTCCGCCAGCTGTTTATTGGTGATCCCGTAATAAGCCATAGGGTTTACAGCCTTGTTCACCGTCATACAGCGGATATAATCGATCTGCTGCTCTTTAGTATGAGCCTCGTCGCTTAAAAAGACTTTGTGCCATTTTGATTCCCACTTAGAAAGGGAGATAAGGGAATGCTCAAGCACAAGTTTCTGCTCCGGTACCGTAATAAACTGGTTATTCGCCTCGTCGTAATACTCTCTCGGGGCCACCGTAATCTCAAGCATTCCTTATCTCTCCTCATGCCTTATGCTTTAGGCAAAACCGTTACATTGCCTGCCGGAACTGCACTAACTTCTTCCATCTTCGGCGCAACCTCAGCAAAGAACTTGGCAGCCTCTTCGGGGTTGCTCAAAAGTTCAATGTAAAGATCGCTGTAGGCTTCAGTCTGGCTAAAAGCCTCACTCAGTTCCTGGCTCTTAATAAAGCGTTTGCCATCATCACTCTTCACACCATAACTCTTCAGGAGTAGCTCCTTGAACAGTTTGGCAATACGAATGATGTCCTTTTCTGCGATAATGCGTTTCATCGTCTCGCTGAAGGTACCAGCGGTCGTAAGCTCCATATCGACAAGTTCAGCCTTAGTCAGATTAAAACGGAACTCTTCGGTACGCTCCAGGCCGTCGTAATCGGTATAGGTAATGGTTTTCTTAAGCATGGTCATTTTCTCCTTTCAAAGATCGTAGTTACACGCTGGCTTCGCCCAGCAGAGTCAGAACCTCGGCAGGCAGCGGCAGTTCAGGCTGGTCGGTTTCGCCGCCGTACAGCTTGGCCTCCAACTGAGACAGTTTGCTCTTGTCCGCAGTGCGGCTGTCGATCACGATGTGTGCAGTCGGCTTATGGCCGGCAACAGCAACCGGGTTGGTGGTGTAATCCCAGCTCATAGTCGCAGCGTCAGGGCTGTCATTGATGGTCTCATGGCTCATCTCCGAAGGGGAAGCCGTGGCACCATAAACCAGATGCAGCTTATAGCCAGCTTCATCGCTGACATCGTTGCCGATCTTGGTGCGGTAAGACAGGCCAAACATCTTGCGGCTCTGCTGGCTGGCATAAGCGCCCTTGGCGATCTGCACACGACCATCGCACTCATTCCACTCATCAGGATAAGTGTAAGCCTCGATGGTGCCACCATGGTCCTCGGCTGCACGCATGGAACCATACTTGATGTTGTCGGCGTACAGGGCGGTCTCGTCTGCGCCGGAGGGGCTCTCGGAGACCGAGGTCAGGCCATTCCAGGCCACGCCAGGGGTGTATTTGCCAGAGGTAATGTTATACGGGTACAGGACACCATGGTCAACGCCAGTTTCGTAAAAGCGCTTGCCGGTATCATCCCAGGTAATAGCTGCCATTTTGATTGTCCTCCTTTAATAGTAAAGGTTAAATACATAGTGGTTTAAATTGTCTGCCGGATAAAAACGGTCAAACAAACAAAGCGGCCACTGTGCGATGAGTTCCGGAATTTTCGTATCCGGGTTCTTATCAATCACAGTGACCTGATAGCGTTTTGTCCATCGGTACGGGGCATTGTCCGCAAATTTGGTATCGGCTGTATTCAATTCATAAAGGATGCATGGATACTTCAGCTGGGTATTCACCGTAGGCTGAAAATACACCCTGCAATCCTTTCCGGTTTCCGGGCAGCCAAAAACCTCACACAAATCATGGTGGAGCTCAAATCTCGTCCCCATTGTAAAGACCTCCTAATGTCAAGATCAGTCGTGGATACTGTACCTCGACCTCGTTGATCTTCCACTTTGCCCCATTAAATTCGGCATAACGCATCGCAAAGTAATTCTCACGGGCATACGGGTCAGATACAATGCTCAGCTGACTGCTGATGATGAGATCGTCGTTCAGGTGCTCTGTACCCTGGAGTCTCCGTGTATTCCGGATAAAATCGCCATAATAAGGCCGAACCGTAATCTCCTCAGTATGTACACCGGGCGCGGTCTCAGTCAGCTTACAGTATCCGATGTTTCCGTAAAACTTAGCCATGAGAATCCCTCTTTGCAATTAGTTACGTCTAACTTATGATCAGCCGCCAATACCGCTGGTAACCTTAGTCTCAAAGACGATAGCCGACTTGGGCACGGTCAGGGCACCGGAGCAGCGGGTCTCGATCAGATACTTCTCCTGGTTGTAGTCGATGTCAAAGTCCTCAAACATGGACACGGCACCGCCCTTGTCAGCGCCAACAGTATAGTCAACCAGGTTGACCATGATGGCCTTCAGAGTGTATGTATCCTTCTTGGAATCGGCAGAAGTCTCACGGGTCAGGTTCTCGAACTGAGGAATGGTAACAATCTTAGCAACACGCATAGCGGTGGCCAGCTCATCAACGCTCTTGTAGATACGAACTCCATTCTTGTCCTTCAGCAGCAGCATCTCGGCCAGCACGTCCTCACTGGTAAACAGAGTCGGGTTGCCGGAACCCTTATACTCCTTACGGGCGCGGATGGTATCATCAATTAAGTTGCTGGCGGTCTCGCCCTCGGTAGCGCCGACGGTAATTTCACGCTTCACAGTGAACAGATCATCGTCCGTCCAAATCGGGCGAATATGAGTTTCCTGAATCTTGTCATCAGCAGCGCTAGAGCGGCCATCGCCAATCAGGAAACCACGGGCAAGTTCCTCGTTCAGCTTACCGCGCATCTCGCCCTTGACCCAAGCAACAACATCGAAATCCGTGATATCAATAATATCATCGCGGTCGAACTTCTGCTTTTTATAAACAGTCTGGGGGTCGGTGGTACGCTTCAGCAGGGTAAAGACTTCCTCGATCTTCTTCTTGCCCTTGGTGTAACCTTTGGCACGGGCTTCATCAGCGGTAATATCAGCAAAGCTGGTCTTAACACGGCTGAAAGGAACATGCTTAACCCCGTTCATGACTATGCTCACCCAGCTCTGGTCACGATCAATGAACTTAGGAGGAGTGTTCAGCTCCTTATGCTCAGGGAACAGCTGATCAATCTGCTTGATGCCATAGTCACCGGCAGCATGCTCCAGGTAGTCCTCAGTGGCCTCTTTAAGAGTCCGGCGGCCCTTCTTAGCGTCGTTGATGATGGTAGTCATAGCGTCATGGGACAGAACATCCTCAGTACGCTCAGTCTCTTTGTCGAAAATATTATGCTTCATGGTTTTATCCTCCTCAGTAATGGGTTCTTCTTTGGCACTATCGCCGGATTCCTTATCTGCAGCCAGACCGACCATAGCATACAGAACATTTTTCTGTTCCTCGGTCATGCTGTCAATTACTTCCTGAACAGTCTTATCATTCTGTTCAGATTCGGGTTTCTTAGTTTCTTCGGCCATCTCAGGCTCCTCCTTTTTATCGTTGGAATGTTCAAGGGTGTCATCGAACTCTCCGGAGTCGTATTCCATATCACCGGCATTGTTATAGATAACGCCCTCATCAATACTGGCCTCGCCATGGGCAAGCACTTCGTCGATATGGGCCTCTGGGTTAGCACCAGCCAGCACCAGGCTCAATTCTCGGATAATGCCATGGGCCACATTGCCTCTGCTTTTATCGCCGGCGTACTGCAGCCCATTCGCCCAAATGGAAAAGGACGTAATGTCACGGTTCTTCACAAGAGCCTTCGCATTACGTCCCTGGTCAGTATCGTTAAAAGTCACATAAGCCCTCATGCCCTCGGGCTCTGCCTTCAAAAGGGCATGGCCCAGAACATTCTTGGCATCGTTATGCTGGTGATTCCATACAAGTGGCACTTCCTGGCCATCCTGCTCTCGGAATGCACCTGGCATAATTGTTCTACCATCGCCACAAAGCACACCAAACTTGGTAGCCCAGCCACGGCAATCGTAATTACGTTTAGCCATTTTGATTCTCCTCCTTAGGAACGATCGGTTTATTATCGGTAATCTGTTCCTTGCTCTGACTGATGTTGGGGTTGGTCAGTTTATCCGATTCTGGGTCCTCATTCGGGCGATAACCTACGATCTGCCGCAGTTCGTTCGAACTCAGGATCTCATTGCGGCGGAACTTATCGGCCACATCAGCCAACTGCGCCACCGGCACCAGCTTAAACGGATCGTTAAAGAACACAATTGACTGGTGTTGGCTCCTGGCGGTCTTAGTCAGGAACTTTCGCCGCATCTCCAACACAATAGCGGATACAATTGGTTCGATCGTCCGATTGTGATAGTTCAGCATCGTCTTATCGTCGGCGGTGCCATCCATAACAGCCTGCGTAATGCCCAACTGGCTCCAAAGCAGATTTTGCAAATACTCGATCTGCTTCATCAGGTTATTATCAAGGCTCCGGTTCAGCTGGGTAATTCGCTCGGTGCCATCAGTATAGGCAATGCCGTATTTGGACCCTGCCAACTGATCTTCCACAAGCTTTCGCCGTTCTTCGGCCTGTTTCCGCCGGGCCTCTGTCTTAATGACATAGGGCAGCTGGATAATCAGGTCAAGCTTACCGGAACTGGTCTGCTCGTCCACAACATCCAAAAGGGCCAACTTACGGATCAGGCGTTGCATTGTCGAGTTCGGCTCATTCATCACTGCAAACAGCGGGTTCTCCACAATGCCCACCATGCTTTTAGGCAAAGTAACCTCTTCCTGCCGCCCGGTCTGGTCATTGTAAAGCCGAATTCGTATCCGATCGGGATACCACTCGATCACCTTACCAACTCTCAAACTTTGGATGTCATATCCATTGGTCATAAACGGGCTGGAGGTAGTATCTACCGGCACAATAGCAATGCAGCCCTCGTCCATCAGGCTCATTACCATATCCTGGATAAAAGCTCGCCCAGTCTGGTCGATGTTTGCTTCCACATTCAGGCAGTTGTTTAGCCCGCTGTCGATTTCTTTCAGGAAACGATCATCTTCGTCAAGCCTGGCATGAACCATTTTGATTGCGGCGCAGTCAATACCGATTCGGTTGATAACCGAGGTAACGATCGTTCGCTCATTGCCTCTCGTAAAACGTACACGGTCTGGACGGTAGCCATAACTAACTTCTCCGCCGTGATACACCGGGGGGTCTCGAATCAAGAAAGCATTCCAGGCATGTTTAAGCCGGGACCTAAAAGAGTAATTTTCTTCCATTATTTAACCTCAATCAAACTGTTCACGGTTGATCTTGTATGCTATATAAGCATCCATCAGGGCTGCCACAGCATCGATCTTTTCCTCATAGCGTTTCTTAAATAGTTTTCGGTTGCCGTTGGTATCTTCCAAAGTAATACAGTTGCCCATGGCAAAAGTCATAAGCTCCTCATCAAACAGCAGCATCCTCTCCCCTGCCAGCTTCTTCAGTTCGCCCAACGGTACGGATTCCGTCTTAGCACCTTGGATGACTTTCTCGATACCAAAAGGCCCGTTTTCATTCTCCCAGCGGGCCACGAACTCTTTTGCGTTGTATGGGTCAAAGCCAAAAGCCCGGACATCGTATTCATACTGGGCAATGTGTGCATCCAAGTCGTCATAGACCTGCATCATATCCAAAACAGTTCCATCCATAACCACAAGACTGCCTTCGGCCATAAACCGGTCATACAGCTGACGCATAGCCGCCGGGAGCTTCATCAATGTTAGTGAGGTTATGTAGTTCCTCGTCTTAATACCAAAGCACCCGTTGGAAAGCGGGAACAGGAACGTGAACGCACAGAAATCGTCGCCCTGGCTAAGGTCTGCACCCAAAGCACATGGCATCTTCCAGTATTCCCTGTGCCGATGCGGCAACGTTTCCTCGTAGGTAAAGTAGTAGGTATAGCCTTCCATGGGTAAACCGAATCTCTTTGCTAAGGTATCATTGCGAACCGCCGGGTTCTGTTCAGCGCGTTCTACTTCCAGCTGATAAGTCTCGTAAGTAACGGTTTTACCAAGGTTCGGATTTGCTTTCAGCCAGGTGTTTGGGTCTCCTACCTCGTCTACCGAGTCCAGCTTGTACCACCAAATCGAAACATGCGGGTTGACATAATCACCTTTCAGGATCTTCATAAGCTCCATTTTGATTGTGTCACCGCTGCCGTTTCGTACAGTACCCTCAGAGCTCGTAGCAATGATAAGATAGTCATTGTTATAGGCTCCCCCCTGCTCCTTACTGGCTGACTGCTCAATAGCGCCAATAGGATCTTCCCGGATGTCACCGGAAAGCCACTCGTCCACCGTAGCACACTTCACCCGCAAGCCCTGCAGCTTATCGATAACCATGGGCCGGATCTCCAACAGGGACCCAGTCAGGAAATCTTCAATCCCTTTCTTGGTCGGGGTCAGCTTCACTCGGTTCATCCGGGAACCAGTTGTATTCTGTAAAGATCCTTCGGTCAAAAACTTGAACAAAGGCCCTCTGGATCTAGTGATAGCTGTCCGGATCGGCGAAAGTGTTTCATCCGCCTGACGCATGGTCGGTGCAGTAGCAATCTGTAATGTAGTTGCAGTATCCACAGTCAGGAAGTAGGCTTGCATACAAGAGGCATACAAAGATTTAGCAGCACCTCGTCCAACGATAAGGTACTGCTTGGTGATCAGCCGCTTCTTGATTCTCTTGTTTACAAAGTGGCCGCCATGGCTGTCCTCATTTGGCTCGTACACACTTCGCTCAATAAAGTAGTACCAGCCAAACACCTGCTCGCCCCATAACTTAAAGGTGTCCAGCAGATGCAAATCAGAACCGTCAGTCAAGACTAACTCATTCTCACAAAAGGATATCCAGCCTTCAACTTTTTCATCGTCGTAGTAGATACCCGGATTAGCAATCAGATCATCGATCCTATGCATTTCTAGCTCTACTTCCCGACTGATAGGTATTTCGCCCCGGATCACGGCCTCTCTGAACTGGCCGTAGTATCTCGGTACGGCAGTATTAGAGAGTGCCATAATTTCTCCTTTATCGATTTCTAATGATTTCTTTGTCAGTCAGTTTAGAGTTAGGATGCTCTTTTCTATACTCCCTTACATATTTCATATCGTTCTTTTCTTTAACAACATTACTAATAGCAGTGCCTCCCAAAAGGACGCCAATCTCTGCAACACCGTATGGGGCATAAGTTTTGACAACCTGCTCCGCAACCATTTTCTTGTATTCTTTTACAAATTGTGACCCAATTCTTTGCGAATCAAGTTTGGTAATGTTTGAAACTGAACTCTTTGCCGCACCATTAAAAACAATCAATGGATTTCTAGTCCCATAGCCCGAGTATTTATAATCGTTTACATCCCGGATAGCATCGTAACCGGCGGATTTAAGTGCTTGATAGAATTTGGAAGACAGTTCTTGGCCATTTTTTCCATGGTCAACAAGAGCGATATTAACGGCTTCGTAAACTTTATTGTTGACCTTTCCTTTATTCAAACTGGATTTTGCTTTTTCAAAGACCCTCTTTTGTGCGTTACCAAGTGGTTGATTCTCCCATTCAGAAAGCATTTTCTCAACATTTTTGCTAAAAGAAGGATCTTTGGCCATAGTATTTCCCAAAATTTTGGAAGCGTTCTTTGGCGAGGCAACTCTCAATCCAGAATCATTAATTTTAATATTGGTTTTGTAAACACCGTCGCCAAATCCGAAATTAACTCTATCCTGTAGGGTTTTTCCATAAACACCTAAATAGCGATTATTATCATGCTGTCCAAAAGATGCATAAAAAGCATCAGAAACGCCCTTGTCAGAATTGGTAGATAGATTTTGAAGTAATGTATCGCCTTTAATAATTCTATCGGCGACCTTATCATAATGCTTATAAGCAACATATGCACCAAGTGCAGCAACTGTCAAGCCTCCAGCAATTGCAATTGCTCGTTCGGTTCGGACTCTCTTGTATGCTGCAAGTTCCGCTTCTTCTTTGGTGAATCCGTTTTTCATATACTTGGATTCAAGAGAAATCTGATGCTTGCTCTTATTCTTTTGTTCTGAAAGTTTCTTCCGATATTCTGCATCTTTTAAATCAGTTTTTGCATACGACAGCTGTTTAGAAGCGAATTTTACTTTATAGTATGCACGCATCTTAGTACTTATATTATTTGACGCGGACCCGTATTTGGCTGCAGCCTTCTTATAGTTTTCTTTAGCATTAAGATACTCTGATACCTCTTTTTCAGCGTCTCCGTACCGTTTCTTACCAGCGGCAGTCAAAGTACCATCATCGTTCTGGTATCTGCGTACGCCCCATTTCATTCCAAGAATTCCATGGTGGGCTAAATAGTCTTCACCAGAGTTTACACATTCATAGTTCCACATATCTTTTACCCATATAGTTGTATTTTTGTCGAGTTCTGGTATAATTAAAGTAGAATGGAGGCGTTACCATGAAAATGCCAGAACTCACACAAGACCAGGTTATGGAAATTTTAGATAAATGCTATAACGAGGCCGTAAATGGACTTGCTAAAAGCAAAAACTGCGTTGATCTTGCTTCTGAATATCTCAATCGGTATCCTAATACCGAAATTGCAGTAAAAACAATGATCAACAACCAGATTGCTATGTGCACGACCTCCGGTTTCCTTACAAGCCTTGGCGGTCTAATAACACTCCCAGTTGCACTTCCTGCAAACCTCGTAAGCGTATGGTACATGCAAATAAGGATGATTGGTACAATTGCTGTAATGTATGGCTTTAACCCCTTAGATGATAGTGTCAGGACCCTTGTTTATCTATGCCTTACTGGCACCTCCATGTCAAAAATATGTCGAGATGCTGGAGTACAATTCGGCAATAAACTAACATTGAGCTTTGTAAAGAAAATTCCTGGCTCATTACTTACAAAAATCAACCAAAAAGTAGGATTCCGGTTTATAACCAGAGCAGGAACAAAAGGCATAGTAAACTTGACTAAACTTGTTCCTCTCGTTGGAGGTGTGGTCGGCGGTGCTTTTGATTTTGCAGGGACAAGAGTTATCGCTAACAAAGCCATTAAAGTCTTCGGTTACGGCAAGCTTGATTAACCTTTCTTAAGCTCACGAATAGCTAGTGCAATAGAGAGAGCAGAAGATGCAACACCAAGGGCGGCGCCGCCATAGCTAAGAATCTCGTCAAGTTTAGCCTGGCCCTTATCGATTTTGTCCGGTTCATATACCAAATCCCGATACTGCCGCTCAAGATTCTTTCGATTGATTACCTTTCGCAAATCGTCGTCAGACATTTTGGACAAATCTCTTCCGCTCTGCTTTCGACTATTTCGAATAGTCCGATTAAAATCTCGCATCTGCTGAGTAGCTCTTTGAGCAGAATCAACGGCCTCTTTTTCTTTCTGAAGTTTGCTCTTTGGCTGAGGATGGTTCTTTTTATACTGGGATTCAAGAGCATGTCGCTTATTATCCCGCAAAAGTTCATCGTCAGTCATGTCAGATACATTTCTTTTACTTTTGGAAGATCCAGTCAATGGGTCAGAACCATAGATCTTAGTATTCTTTCTTTTGGAATAGTTCAAAGGGTTTTCACCGTAGGCACTCCCACTGTATCTCTTCTTGCCAGCGGCAGTCAGAGTGCCATTACTATTCTGGTATCTTCGCACGCCCCATTTCATTCCAAGAATTCCATGGTGGGCTAAATAGTCTTCACCAGAGTTTACACATTCATAGTTCCACATTTAGATATCACCTCACAACGAAAAAATCCCCACCTAAAATCGATGAGATTCTTAGGTGGGGATTTTTACTTACCGTTCAATTGGAATTTTGTTCAGAATATCCATACAAAGCGAGCCAATGTCATTATATGAATAATCATCGTTCAGGCCTCGATACTCCAATTCATCGGCGACTTTTTCTTCGACCTCAAGCCACTCGTCAGCTGCATTCACATGTCTCTGCTGCTACATTCAACCGCCACTCAAACTCAGAAATTAGCTTCTCCATCGAGGCAATAGCAGCACTGCTGGTTGGAGGATCAAAGAGCAACCGTACTTTCATGTACATGTAGGTTTTTACATCGTTCAGCCTCGGGTCTTCCGGGATAAACATATCCCAAGTCTCCGAAGCATCGTTGATGGAGAAACCAGTCGTTGGCCCTACCCCCAGCTGGGTAAGGATCGAAAAGACGGAATTGATGTCTACAATGATGTCGGTATCAAACACGTCATAGTCCTCAACGATTCCCAGCTTCTTCTTGATGGTGTTTAGGATACTTTCCATACTCAACCTCGTTTCCAGGGGCATGTATCATTCGGTGCCCTCGTAACGGGGCCTCTCGGTAAAAGATCCGCGTCCCCATAATGTATAGCATTGTGTGTCCGTGTAATCGTAGTGATCAAATACTCAGGATTCAAAAGCAGATCGCTTCGCTTCAGGATATCCTCTTTGGAGATAGGGTTCATGTGGTGGATCAGGATTTTTGGATGAACATACTTACCATTCTTCCAAAATCCATTGATCTCATGCCCTTCCATTCCAAGGTCGCATCCGCCATCCCGTACAATCACGCGGTCTCTCAGTTGTTTCCACTCTTCGCTCTTGTAAAATATCTGGTTCAGATAACGGTCAAACCCAAATGTGTCCGCTCCGACTTCACCATCGAGCCTAAGGTACTCATAGCGTTCCTCAAAGGTAGAATATACGCATAGCTCTGTGTATGTCCTAAGCATCTTCTTCTCCCTGGCCGCTATACCGTCTCATAGCCTTAATAGCTTCCTCATACATCTCGCCCATCTGGGCTGTAGCAGCAAGATTATTCTTCTTGGCTTCCATCAGCTCGATCTGTTTCTCAAGTGCTTCCTTTTCGAGCCGTGCTTTCTGTGATCCAAGTTTCAGAAAGTGGGTAGTCTCCTGGCTGGAGGCTGTTCCCTCAAGGATTCGCTTCTCCACCAGGTCCATCGCCAGCTCAATCAACTGGTTTTCCCGTGCTTCCGGCGTCAGAGCCGGTCTAATCGTCCTTTTCGAGCCAGAACCATTAGTTGTCTTTGCTCTTTTCAACTGTTTCCGACTCCTTTCTTGTCAGATTCTCCGGCTTTTTGTAGTGGTATGTAGGGGTGTAGATAACCCCAGAAAGGAGAAATAAAGGAGGTTTTGACTCTAAGACAGTCATAGGAACCTACATACCACTACAAAAAGCCGGAGGAAATATAAAAGGGTCCACAAGCCGGTTTAAAGCTGTTTTCCCAAATTCTTCCCCCGGAGAAATATCAAGGAAGGCCGCGATGTAGGGAGGGGGTGTTAAAAACACGACCCCCTCCCTATGGTTAAACAATGTCTATAGTGCGGTTAAGCTGTTTGATTTACTACATTTTCTCTCTTAACATCAACGAAATCTGTTTTCTTGCCATCAAAACGAAGTTTACAATAAACATTCATAAAGTCAGCAGAAATGATTTCATCAATTGCTTGCTCAATAGCAGCATTTTCTTCTTTCTCATCAAAAGAATCAGAATCAGCTGCAACACGAGCAAGATATGCACACGAATTGTACCCTTTTTCCGTGTCCCACAAGAACCACTTGGAGAAGTCCTGGAACGGATTGTAGGGGTTATCGTAAGTAGTCAACATGTACTGAACCATAAGACTTCACCTCCTTAAGCGTTCAAGTATTTATTCACAGTAGAAGCAGAAATGCCGAGGCTTTCGGCAATCTGTGCGTTTGTATAGCCAGAAGCGGCACGAGCTTTAATCAATGCGATCTTGCTATTGCTAAGCTCGTTGTTTGCTCTAGGTGTTGCGCGTTGCCGCAAGTTATCGATGTCGGCGCTATCCAAAATCTGGGACAGCACATTGTCCGAAATAGCGCCTGCCTGAATGGCTTCCCATTCCTTATCGCTAATGGTAATAGGATGGCGCTTAGCCCCCACCTGCTGGCGGGCGGCCACTATAGCTTGCTGGGATACCTTCTTGAGCATCTTCTTATCATTGGCAAGGTCGGGGTCGGCCTCGATCTTCTCCTTGATCTTGGCATTGGCAAGGACCTGTGCCTGGCGTTCACGGGGCTTATTCGAGTTGGCAAGGGCCAGGGCAGACTGGAGCCTGGTGACTTCTGGCTCATAAGCCTTCTTGGCCTCGGGGCTGTACTTCAGGGTGCCAGTGGCTTTCATCTCTTTACGAGCTTCATTCGCCAAAGACTTCAGCTTATTCGCATATTTAGCATAGGCAAGCTCGGCCTTGGTACGGCGGTAGGATACCAGGGTATAGGCGTCGTCGGTCTCGGCCATCTTGGTAGACTGCTGTGTGCGCATCTTCTGCTTAGTGATAACCTCACCGGTCTTCTTATCCACACGGTTGGTCTCGTAGTAGAGGTCATCTGCAGTCTTGTAGGTTTTCTTACCGGTTTCAGGATCGATCACACCGCTGCCCTGGCGTTTAGGCACAGACTGTTGGCTCTTGGCACGGGTAATCAGTGTGGCACTGCCTTCATGATACTGGCCGTTCTCATCGTATTGACCTTGGTAAATGCGCTTGAGTTCTGCGATACCATTGTCAGATTCACTGCGTTTCCAATCAAGCTTATGCTTCTCTGCATCAATGACAACCATGGAATGCCGAACAGCACGAGCAAGTTCCTCTGGTTTAGCGCCAGCCAACGTCATGTCCATGATCAGATTCGAGACAACGCCCATCTGTTTCTGGGTATTAGCTTTCGTCATCAGTTTGACATGATTTGGATTTCCTTCCGGGATCTTATACTCTACCTTTGGGTCAAAGTCTTTCAATCCTTCCAGTGGCGGACGGGACGCAATCTTATAGTTCTTACCAAAGGGAATGACCATGACAGTATCACCGTCAAAGTCAGCACCGGAAAGCTGCTCTGCCACTTTGGAATTGATACCAACAGCATCCTTCGGATTGGTGCCGATCACCCGCTTGCCTTCGGCGTTCTTGTTGTTCACCTTCAGCACAGGGATCTCAAACAGGCCGCCATGCGGATACCGAACCAAAGCGACGGTCTCACCATCGTTGTAGTTAGGTGCATAAATCTCCTTCTCACTCACAGAATTGAGCGGAAGAATAACCTGATACTTCTGGCGAGGCAGTGCAGCTGCCTGCAAGGTGACAGCATTCTTATCACAGCCGTCAGCAAAGTCTTCCAGCAGCTTGCGCTTCACAGTCGGATTGGTCAGAGATTTGATCTCATCGAATTCCGACTGCTTATCTTCCATGGACATGCCGAGCTGACGCTCGATCAAAGCAATCGGCTGCTTAGCAAGGAACTGAGACGGAAGCTTGTCGGCCCATTCGCCCCAATCTCCTTCTACAGCACGCCAATTGATCTTGCTCAAATGCTCTTTGCCGTCGTCGCCGATGTAATAGCTTTGACCGCCCTTCTCCTTGATGAGTGAACCAAACGGATTATCTCGATCGATCTCGCCATCTTTGGTAGTCTTGACGGGTTTCAATACCTTTTCCAGAGGTGTACCCTGAGTCTTATTTGTATTGAACCGAACATCCACACCATCCGGCAGATCATCCGCATACACAGCCATGCCCTTCAGGTAATGAGTTCCATCAACCAAGATACGAGCCTGGCCATAGTGAAGATTGCCCATGTCCAGATCTTTCACACCTCGCCGAATCTCGATGACTCCGTCTTTCTGGATACCGCCATCTTCGGCATAATTGATCATCAACCGCTTAGAATCAAGGCTTGAGGGGAACTCAAACGGCTTATGAAACGTCTCACCATCGTCGTAGGAGATCGCATAATCACCAACGGAATGGATCTTAGAGGCATCGTAAACCTCGCTGTATTGGGTCCCCGGAGGTGTCAGCACCTTCAAAGTCGTCTTCTGTGCAGGATTGGTAGCCTGCGGAATACGGCGGTTAAAGGTGTCGTAACCTTCCATCTCCAAAATATAAAGAGCTTGGTCAAACTTAGTCCGAGAAACCCCGAGCTCACGTTCTGCACCAGGCCCCACATCCAGGAAGCCTTTCTCCTGTACCAGTTCGCGCAGCTTATCAGCCGTAGCCGTACTCTGCCGCATACGGGTCTCCGCATTCTCATTCAGCAGAGAACGTACCGAAGAATCATTATCAAAACCCATAATTTCAGCAATTTCATTCAGACTCTTCCCTTCTTTGCGCAAGGACTTTGCCTGATCAACCATCTGCATACGCTTCTGGCTTTTGGCATAAGAGAGCTGAACACGGAGTTTGGTGGTCGTAGTGCCCATCTTCTCCGCAATCTCTTTCTCTGTAAGTCCTTGGCCGGCATACTCATTGTACCGGCTCAGAAACGTATCTGTGCGCTGCTTCGGGTTATCGCCGGACCCCCAGGGGTATCGACCAGAGCCACGGCCAGGAGCGCCATCCATGACGCTGACACCGTAGTGGATCATTACATCTTCAATCGGTGGTTTATCCTGGTACATAGCTCAACTCTCCATTTCTTTGATTTGTTCAATGACTTTATCGGCCTCGATGATTTTCTTGGTAATTGCCAGAATATCATTTGGGTCTGGCTTCTCAACGAGAATATCATCGCTCTGATAGATGCGAAGCTCTGTCTCAATATCCGACGGCTTGATACCGTACTCAAGACAGAACAACGCTGCATAGATCATCAGCTGCTCAATATGTGCCGGAACCTTGCCGGTCTTCAAATCATGGATGCGCAGCAAATCACCGCGCAGGTCAATTGCATCGGCAGTGCCAAAGCAGTTCGGAGAGTAATATAAAACCTGCTCAGGTCTAAGCTTAAAACCGATCGCGTCATTGACATACATATTCAACGTTTTGTGAGACTTCGGAAGCCGCTGACCGAGATCTATGGATTCCGCTGCATACTCGTGCAGTCTGGTTCCCATCGCCACGGCAAGAAAGTTGCGGTAGGCTTCCGCAATCTTGTTGGGGTCGTAGTTCAGCCAGTGATACTTACTGGCACCCAGAAAGGCATGCTGCCCTCTAAGTTTCGAATGATCGTTGAAGTTCATTCAGAACATCCTCCTTGTTCTCAGGGTAAACAAAACGAGCGAATGACATCTCTGCCATTCGCTCAACGTAATAATCCTGATTTGGCTGGTGGATCGCATTTTCTGCCTTTTTGCATTCAAGAGCTGCCCAGTGGTCTTTGTACAAAACCATCAAATCCGGGATGCCCTGAATATAATTGGCATCATTTTTTAGCACCATACAGCCAGGGAAGCGTTTCTTCAGATCATCAATGAGACCCTTCTGAAATTTGCTTTCTTTTGCCATAAGGCCTTCTCCTTTGCAAAACAAAAGACAATATGCCTTGAAAACTGCCAAAAACAGTTAAAAACGGGACATATTATCTCTCTCATAATACACCATGTTTTTTTCGCGAACCCCAGGCCGAAATCAGGGCAAAACAAAAGGCCCATGCACTTCTGCATAGGCCATAGGGAAAATATCAATATTCAGCAGTAATCATCAATCGTAACTAGATGCCTTGGTCGGATGGCCGCCAAACAGTTCCGCATCCTCGGCAGTAATGCTGTAACCGCAGCTTGGGCATTCAAACCATTCTCCGCCATCACGCTCCTCGCATTGCACATGGCAATACGGGCACCACTGGTCACCGGTCGGCAGGAAGTCAGCCATGTGGACTTTGCTTACTTCCACTTTACCATCCGGCCCATCAAAGACATGAACCTCATTACCATGTTCTGTGTAGACATCTACTTCAGTAACTTCTGATTTCCGTTTCTTATTGAACAATCCCATTGTTTAACCTCCTTGTGTAGTTTCCTCGGACATTTTCAGTATAATCAAATTATTAGTCCACCGCAACAAGGAAATTGTGAACTTTTTACTTCACATAACGCAAATCCTCCACACTGCAGTTCATAGCCTTTGCCATTTTATCGATCTGGTAAAAACTCGGAAAATGCTTGCCGTAAAGATAATCCGAGATATTGGGTTGAGGAATGCCAGTCTTCTCACTCAGCTCCTCTTGCGTCAATCCGCTGCACTCGAGCGCTCTTCGAAGCAGCACTCCAAATATCCGTCTAAAACTGTCCTTGTCCAAATTCTTATCATCTTTAGGAATTGGGATCAGGACATTATTCGTTATGTTATAGAAATAATCGTACTTAGTGTTTGTTTCAAGCAGGAGCATGAATTGTACATACTCTCTGGCATGTACAACCTCGCCAAGCAAATCAGGGAAATATAAATACACCTGATGCATATACTCGTCCATCAAATTAGATTCTCGGCTCACTGGTCTATCTCCTTTCAAATTTTTGTAGCACATGTAGCACAAATTTTTGAAAAAATTTTGGGTTTTTAATTATATATTACTATTTATAATATA